CTTGTCCACTCAATAACTGCTTTTAGTGCTCCTGTCTGACTTTCATTCTCATTTGTTCCATCTGTATCTGTTCCACCTGATACTTGTTGAATACTAAATGTTGCTTCTTCAGGGCTAGGAATACTTTTATCAAGTTCTCCAAGTCGAGTTGAGTCAAGGTTCTGCTCTGATTTAGTATCTGCAAGTAGTTTATATTCTTTCTCTACTAGATTATATTTGTTTTCATTATAGAGTGCTGCTCCAATAGTGAAAATTCCTTCACCATCATCAGTAACACCCATAACACGATATTGTTTTTTACTCCCTGCTACCTCTGTATTATTTTTTGTTCCTGAAATTGCCCAAATTACTTCTGAATCAGGAACGGAAGAAAAAGCAGAACTAACTTGAATTACGCTTGCTGTTCCTGCTCCTGTAGATATGGCTTTAGTTTCAACACGACTACTCTCACTCCATGAAGTTAAGACTGGATTATTACTATCATCTTTTACATTCGCTGCTTTTTCTTGAGTGTCTATTGCAGCACCATCTTCATCAAGCAGTACTAAGTCTCCTCGAACATAGTTTACACTATTAATTGTTGCTTTATCTTCCTGTAAGTATGCACCTCCTAAGGGGAATACTAGGTGAAGTTTGTAATCAGTATTTGCTGCAAGTGTTACAGACCTATCTAAAGTTACTTGAGTTGTGCTTGTACCTGTGTTTAGCCTACCACTAAATTGAACAGCATCGAGTGTATAATCTTGTATATTTATAATATCACCAGGTCGAACAAATGCTGCGTTTTGTCCTGTTGAAAACTTACAAAGTTCTGTTTCTACTTTATCAGTAACTAGTCTCCATTTTCCAATTCTATGAGCCTGCCCTTCACTTGTACAGCCAAAAGCTGTTATGTTTGTACTATTTATTCTGTTTGTTTCAATAATATTATCTACATCATCTACGATATGAGATTTTGCTTTATACTGATCCAGAGGATCATTCCACTTAACAACAACTTGATTTTTTCGAATTCTTTCTGAAGTGCTTTCATATACAAACTCTCCATTTAGTACATTACCTGTTGTAAATGTATAAATAGGCTCTTTTGGTCTATCTTGTACGGCAACAAGTTGTCCATCCATCCAATAAGTTATACCTCGAAATACTGAAGCAAGATCTTTTAGCACTTTAAAAGCTTCTTGAGGTTTGCTAATATATACATTACAAGTAAAGCGCGGCTCAAAACCTCCTTTACCGTCATCTACTAACTCATCACAATATCTTGCAATTTGATAGAGAGCATACTTATCTACGAAATCATCCTCTACTAAATCTCCAAGCCCATACCTTTTGTCTCGTATGATATCATAAAATACCCACGCAGGATTATTACAGTAGACTTTATCATGGT